CTAAATGCTGAACCATCTCTTGTCCATTCTGGGAAAGAAGCAACAGGATTAGATCCTAGTAAAGTATTCTTAGGTGCCTCAGGTCCACTAAAAGTACTGATAAGTCCTCCACCAACTATACCAACTGCAACAGCGAGGGCTAGTTTAACCTTATTGTTCATTTTTTTATAGTATCTGATATATTTATTCCTCGTCTTGTACCACAGATTTGTAATACTCTAATCTTCTCCGTAAAATGACAACCTCTTGCTTTAGGTCTTCATTCTCCTCTTCTAATTGTTCAATGTGCTCTTCGTAAACAATGTACATACTATTCAGAAGTGTCCTCAGAACTATTTACGGATTTAATCTTTTCTTCAGTATCATATCCTTTACGCTTCTTCCAATCACTATACATTCCACCAAAAAGCATTCCTTCATTAGACTTCAATTCAGACCCTTCAAGAATCTCTCTTTGTCTTTTAGTCAAATTAATATCCATAGTAAGATACTCCTTTTCCCAATTAGGAATGTCTTTGATCCAATCTTTAGTCATGATTAAGCTACCAATGAAATGAACTCACCAAGAATCTTTTTATTAAGTTTCTTGGTTTTAAGGGATTTAACAAAAGCAGATTTAATTTTTGCCTTTGTTGCACCATAGTCTACATCAAACTCTGCATCTTGTGCAAGTGCAGTAGAAGAAAGACCGAAATATGCATCATACCCAGAAGTTTTAATAGTAAAACTCTTATTCTTTCTCCAATCACTATGAACCTTCTCACCAGCATTATGCATCCTCATAAACTGACTAGCATCTCTTTTACCAAGAACCCTAATACCAATAAAGTTTGTAGAAGAGAATTTATCTTTTAAATTCCTTAAAAGAATATCAGTGTACTGATGCCAATGATATCCAAACTTATAAGTTTTACCTATCATACGATCCCTCAAGAAAGTAGTATGAGGGTTAACTCCCCTCTCTCCCATAAAAGGTTCTGTTTCCCAATGACGTTGTACTTTTTTATGATAAGGAACAGTATTAGCTTCACCATCCGTTAATACAATACACTGAACCTTTTCAACTCCATTATTTTTTTGAAATTGTGGAATAATCTGATGGAGAGCAATCAAAGACTCATTCAAAGGAGTTCCTGAAAGAATTAATGGCCGTGGATACTGATAACGAACATGAAACCTATCTGCAAAACAACCAGCAAGTCTCCATATGTTTATCATCTGGTGTTGTAGTTTTGCTTTATTTACTTTACTAGTAAATAGATTCATTAAACAAAATTCAGGAGGAACCACTAATTTACCCTCTTTTGGTTCATAATGTGCTTTCAAATCTATATGATATTCACCAGTTTTCTCTTGTTCAATAGTTTGACGAAACTCATTAGTGAAAGCATATACCTCAAAAGGAATCTGTACTTTCTTACAGAACCAAATAAGATTATACAATTGCTTTAAGGTATCTTGCAGAACATACTGCATAGAACCAGACCAATCAAGAATGAAAACTAATCCATGGTTTTTCCCATCAGGAAGCACCGTAACTCTCTTAAAGAGATCTTCATTGAATCGATATGTCTGAAGCTTCGTTGTATCGAGAACCCCAGTGCGACTTGTAGTAGCACGAGCATAAGAACTAGCTGATTTCCTAGACTCAAATTCTTTGACAAGGTAATTGACCTCCTTTTGTGCATCTTTTCTAAATTTATGAAACTCAATATCTACTTCTTCAAATAAATTTGACGAATATAACTTTAGCAACTCTGCATACTGATTCTCTTTACGTGCTTGTGTATACCGAGTTTGTTGATATTCCCAAGAATCATCAATAACTTGATGAACTTCTTCATTAGATGCAATGATTGTATCTAAATCAACTTTAGGAACTTCAACATATGTATTCGGAACTGCATCTGCAGAAACAAGATCCTGAAGTTTACTTTTTAATGCATCAGCAGTTCTAACTTCTAAATCATCTACAGAAGAATCAGAATCATCCACCCAATCATCGCCAGCAGTACTATCGCTCCTATCTTCCACAGGAGAACTGCTATCAGTGTCAGGAACGGTAGACTGATTATTAAGAGTGCTATCAGTGCTGATATCCCCAGAACTTTCAAAGTCTTGCTCAAAATCCATCTGAGCTTGCTGTTCCTTTTTTTGGGATTCCTTTTCGGATTCCTGCTTGCAGAAATTATATAACGCTTCTGCTGCTGTGATGGTGTCAGTAAAGGTCTCGGCATTTTGAATCAAATCGATAATCGGTTTTTCAGTAGACGAAAAAGCCACAGGAAGGATCGAACCAATCTTGAAATATAAATTAACCCGATCAGCAAGATTAAAAGTATTAATATCTTCACCATTTAATTCAAAGAAATCATTTTGATGAAGTTCACTATACCCCTTATAGAAACTTTTAGCAAGTCCCAAGTATTTACGCTTCATCAATTTCTCAATTCTTGCATCCTCTACCACATTTACAAAGGTCTGAGGAATATCATACTCCAACCACCAGTCTTCATCAGGTGTAAACAGAGCATGTCCCACCTCATGTCCAACCAACATATCATATACATCATTACTTGCTTTCTCCCAAAGAGGAAGAATCAATACACGAGTCTGTACATTAAATTCTGCTGTTGGAACATTCTTATGCTCAACAATCAAATCTTCAGTAGCAAGCAACTTTGCTAATTGACCTTTAATTTCTTGTTGAACTGCCATCTGTTTCGTTTGTTATATGGCTATAATACATGAAAAAACCCCCTTGTTGGGGGTAAGTAGACGCTTTATCAACTGTCTACGTCTTTCTCTTGCAGCACGAAGTGCCTGTGGTTTGAGTTTCCGCTTGGCCTCCTTCTTAGAGTGGTGTTGCCAGTTCGGGATAGAATTGCTCAATGTCCTCCCTCCAGAATTGTCTTATATTATCTATGAGTTTAGCACTTCTGTCCAGTTTATTGGTCTCATCGGTTTCCAGTTTCTTATATGGCACATCCCTAACTGTGAAGGCAACCCCCAGAATCTCACTCATCCACTCACCAAAATCCTTACCAAACCCATCCTCAAATCTCCAGACCTGAGCACCATTTGTAAGAAAATCTGATTGGGGTCTAAACCAATTAACTGCTTGAGTTAATGGAAAATTCTGAAGCATCATAGAAAACATCATAGGATCTTCCATTGCTTCTTGTATATCATCACCATACATTCTTTTTAAGAAAATAGATGCAGAGATGAATCTGTCAATAGGATTTCTTATTATTGCTATCTGAGGAATACCATCAAGATTCAAATACTTTTCATATAACTCTCGATGCATATGAATAATATCTACACCTTCAATATAACCGAGAGTATCATTTTCTAATGAAAAATCATTATCTTCTATAACTGCTTCAATAAATCTTCCTGCTGTTCTGGGAATATGAATAAAATGAAATCTTTTTGTTTCTGGAAACGAAACTATATTATGTCTATAAACTGGCATTACTCAAAGAAAGATGTTGGTTTAGCTTGACCTACATTATAGGCAGTGGAATCTGCTATACCAACTGGATTTAAAACTCCTGGATTATCTCCACGCTGACACGTTGTACCCAGTCCTGCACTTACATCTGTAAATTCTTCATCACTCATGATACTCTACTAAACCCCTTTACTTTTTCAAATGTAAGAACCTTATCAAATCTATCTTCCATTCCAGTTTTATGAGATATAACAAATATATTTGCATCTTGAATAACATATTTAATAATCTTTAAAAATTCTTCTGTGCCCATTCCATCCAAAGAGCTGTCAAATACTTCATCCATAATCAATAGATTGGTATTAACGGAGTTCTTCATTCTAGCAACTTCCCTCCATGTAAACAGAAGTGCTAAGTCGATCCTCATCTTCTCACCCTCGCTGAAAGAAGAATAAGTAAAATCCTCATGGATTGGGGACTGAACGGTTTCATTAAATTCTTCATCAAGAATGAAACTAATATAGAAATCCATCATCTGAAGATAACGGTTTACTTGCTGATTGATCAGCGGTAGATACTTCTTGATGATATTAGATTTAACTCCACCGTCTCTAAGTAAGTTAAAAGAAAAATCGTAATAACTTGTGGTGTCCTTCCGTGAAGATAATTCGTCGTATGTAGTTTTTAAATTGTCCTTGAAGGTTGCTAACTTGTCATGCTCAGTATTTCTGTTTGCAAGTTGTTCGGTAACCGTTTGAATTTCCGATTCCAGATCTCTGATCTGTCGTTGACATCCAGAAATCCTAGTATTGTTTTTAGAAATGCCATGCG